CACTAATTATTTTATTAGCGCAACAGTATAGTAGATAGATTAATTGTATTATTTACCTTGTTGGCCATCTTTGATCAACATATATCTTTCCCCAGTCTCTTTTGAGACTAGAGAAAAACCATAAGCGGCTGCGTTAGCCACTGCTTCAGCTAAGGCTTCTTTGTCGGACGGATCGACATTAGCCATAGGAATAGTAATACCAGCATAAATGTCCACATTTTCAAAGTTGCCAATATTTACCTTTCTATTTACTCCACATATAAAAACTGGACTTGTTGAAATTGAGATTTCACCTGACATTAAATTTACCACCTGGTCTATTGGAGAACCCATACTCTCTTCATGGGCACTCTTGTTAATTTTTGGCATATATTTTTAAACCAAAACTTTCTTTTATTGCTTCCATTGTAGCAGAAGCTTGATCTTCTATGGACATAGGAGAGGAATCTATAACGGTAGAGACTAAATCTGAAAAAGATTCTATTTCTATTTCTGACCTATGGGCATTTTGTTCATCTGTCATATATGCCCCATCTCTATTATAGATTCTTTCTTTTCTAATCTCATCAGAAGAATCATATCTAATAATTAAACTATTTGGTCGAGCGAGGATAGCTTCTGCTTCATTCTTGAACCTAACATCAGATATAAATATACAGTATGGCTTAGCTTGGTCTTCCTCTACTGATCTAACGTACTCTCTATGCATTTTAGCAGCTTTTCTGACTCCCCAATCAGAGAAACATTTTTCGTAATGACTTCTGCAAAGGTCGCCAGCATTCTGTAGGAATGTTCTTGGTTTACCACCAGAAAAATTTAGTGGCTCTGAATTTATGTCATGAACTAATTTGATAAAGTCATCGTAACTTGGTATATTTCCTATTGGAGAAGACCCATATACATCATATAGTGTCTCATGAATGCTGTACAGCTTTCTAGACTCGGCATTTAAGCCTTCTATTTTAGTCCTACTAGAGTACAGTTCGTATATCGGCATTGCGAAGAAAATGTGCTCCCATATAATGCCATCTCTAATATTATCAAAAGAAGCTTTGGGCACTATAGTTTCAGCAACTGAAGTTTTGCCAGTGGCAGCCTTGCCAGAAAGTCCAACTATAATAGGATAGTCTGGATTGTAGTTATATCTCATGGGTTCCATTATACCACTATTTTTCCTGTATTAGTTTTCTTGCTTCTAATTGATTTAGGAACTCATTAGCTAAAGCGTCTGGCTCCCAAACAAAGTTTCTCTGCACTTGCAGAACTCTAAACTTATACTCTTCTCTTATGTCCTGTATGGTCATTAACAAGGGGAGTAGTGCCTCATTCTTGCACTTCCACGTTCCGTTTATGTGATTAGCCACAACCGCAGAATCAGTGTAGATAATTGGATCTATGAAATCAGACATAGAACAAATCAATAAACCAGCTATTACGGCTTCATATTCTGCTTCATTATTGCTTCTGGCTCCAAGTCCTCTAGCAAACTGTGCTACTTTTTTTCTATTCTTATAGACTACTGCAGCGCAGGAAGCTTCGCCAATCTTCTTTTGCCCCTGTCCTCTAGAAGCTCCGTCGCAAAAGACTTCTATATTCATTATGAAACTTTTATGCCATATGCAATATTATTTTTTTGGGCCATGTCAACCAATTGACTATACATTGAATCAGAATCTACTTGATATGTTGTATCTAAGGAGTATTTTTTCTTATTCATTTCTACTTGAGTTGGAAAATCTAAGGTTTTTCTTTTTTCAGAGAAAAATTCCTCTGGAGAAGAAACTGATTTATAGTGTGCTACAAACATTGTCATCCTTAATATGTACTAAAGTCAGATTCATTATAACTTCCCTTTTCTTCCCTATAGGAAGCTACTTGCATTGATTGAACTTTATCGAGCAATTTTCTAGCGGACTCGGAAGCTATTCTTGCAGCACCTTCCATAGATTCAGCCAATTGAACGATTGCCTCTGCTGTTATCATTGCCGTGTACTCTTCTTCTGCAGCCTCTAGGGCATTAGCTTCACGCTCTGCTTCGTTCTTGCCGGTTCTATTGGACTTATATAATTTCTTATATCTTCCCTCAGATAATTTATAGCTAGCTCGAGCCATCCCAGCAAATCTGGTAACTCTTCCATATACGTTAGAAGTTCTAGCTACTAAACTAGCTAAATCAGAGATTCCCATATCGATAGAATTAGTGTCTGGTATATTAACAAAATACTGATCAGCATTTGTGCCGTTACCATACGCTGTTATTATTTCTTTTATTTGTGGGTTTAAAAACTCACTTAATAAATCGTTTAGCTTCTCTATTGATTGAAGATTCATTAGCCCTCTGTTATTTTTAGCATGCCGAGTAGGTCCGCCATATCGTTATCCATTATAGCTTCTTTTACTTTGATTTTCACCTTAATCAGATGTTCTCTTACAGTATTTGGATGCTCGGTAACTATTTGTGCTATTTCTGAAGATTTTCTGTTGTCTACAAATCTCCATTTCAACAACTGTCTTTCTTGTATAGTCAATTGATCAAAGGGTGGATAACAAGTTTCGCCTAAAACCCAAAACTCGTTTATCTCTTCTGCTCCAAGTATTTGCTCTAAGCTATATTCTACCGGAGGAGCTTTGAATCCAGGCTGAGTTTCGCCTTCTTCTTCCGTATTGACTTCATCAGATAATAATGGAAAGCTCTTTCTTCCTAATTGATCTATCAAGAAGTTATCTACATTCTTTTTAAGCAGGTAAAAGAAGTAGCTGTATAGAAACCCGCTAAATGGTATAGGACCTTTTTCGGAATCTTTTCTTTGGTATCTAGTTATGCACTGGAAGAAGGTCATATTGACTGTTTGTCTGACATCTTCTTCGTCACCATACCTTCTTGCCATATAGTTAATGCCGTCGCAAACATTCGTTAACATGTTTAAAGCCGGCTGGGTTTAACTGATTCTTCATTAGATTAAATCTAACAAAGTTGTCCTTAATGAATAGTGATGTAAATCGTCTAATGTCATAGTCGGAGAGATTATACTTAGAGTAATACAGCATTGTGACATACTTGGTCAAGAAGTTATTAAATACCTTCAATAACTCGTTCTGTGCTTTTTCACTTCCAGCTTTAGCTTTGGTGATCAAAGCCTGCATTTCGTCTTCACTTAGAGTGTAATATTGTTCCTTGTATGAGGCCATTATTTTCCTTCCCAGAGGGATAATTTTTCCATATAAGCATTTCGTATATCTTCGTAGTATAATACATTTGGTATTTCTATTTCTTCTGCAAATTTTTTAGCTGCAGTGGAGTACTTGCTTATTATGAAAGTTAGTTTATTAAAATCATCTTCATAATATCTTTTAAATCTTTTGAGTTTGATTTTGCTTTTGTCATCTAAATATCCTTTTATTTCTACCCATTCAGAAGATTTATTAATATAAAAATCTGGGATATAACCTTTGGTTCCCCTTTTAACTGGGAATGCAAATGTGGTAGGTTCAAAATCAAATTGTATTTTGTATGCGTTTAAGATTCTGGCGAAGTTAGCTTCCCAGTTAGATCTTAAGTTCAATCCAAGGTCTTTCCTGTACCCGGATTTAGTGTTTTTATAGGCGTTTCCTTTAGAAGCTACCTTTTTCTCATCTTCTATTTCTAGAATTTCAGAGTCTATAAAATCTTGTTTTATTTTTTTAAAATCAGGATGTTTGCGAAGATTAGATAATCCCAAAAAAAAGTCTTCTGCGGTTGTAATTTCTGGCTTCTTCATGGTAACCTCTTAGTCATTAAGCATACCTACTAGTATACTTTATAAAAAAATAAAAAACAAGAAATTGCAACTATAGGTTGTTTTTCTTTTCCACAACAGATAGGATATCCACCATGAATACATTAAACACAATCATCAACAGCATCAGCCAAACAATCAACGAGAGCGTCATTGACGATCTTTCATCTGTCGGTTTCACCCATCGTGAAGCTACAAAGATGGTAGTAGAGAATAATTTCTCGATTCTTGCTGACTCATTGGAAGATGCTGTAGAAGCTTTCTAAGCTTCATTATAATTTTAAAAACCTATATAGGGTAAATATGGAAAAAAATTTTCGAGACCAAATTGGTTTTTATAAAATTTCCAAATTTACAAATTCAATAAACAAAAAAGCCGGGGCTAAAAACCCCGGCTTTTCTATTTGCCCATTCTTCTGCGTCTTGCAACCCCAGTAGCACAGGCACCGCTCTCAGCGTGCTCGCAGAACCCGCAGACTCTCTCATTGCCAGTTGGAGAGAAGGATGTATCTTGCATTATTTTATTGATCTTTAATATCAAAGATTGTTTTGCGTTCTCTATATCCTCTTTAGTGAAGAGATGAAATTTTCTCTTACCAGATCTAAGGTAATAAAGTTCCGCTCTGATATTTTTATCGGGGAAGATTAAAGATGTAGCTATAGCATAGATGCCAAGCTGCAGATTGTCTTTAATATTCTTTTGGGCTACTTCCCACTTACCTGTTTTGTAATCTATGATATTAATAGTATCTTCATCGTAGACGTCCACTCTGTCTATATATCCGTTTATGGCATAGGTGCCAATGATAAATCTAAAGCCAAGTTCTTTCTCAAATATATCAAAGCTGTCACCGGAATGTTTATCGTAAAATTCAGATAATATGTTAGTTCCAGCATCGATTAAAATATCTGGAATATTGCTCTGTGGATCAAAACTACCTTTTTGTTTTTCATACTCAGAATAAAGGATATCTAAATCTAAATCCTTTTCTTTTTCTACACACTCTTCAAGAACAGAGTGAATAATATTGCCCAGAAGAGCTGCATCATTTGATGTTCTTGGTTCTTTTTGAATATAAGAATAAAAATATTTTGACGGACACATTGCATATGTATCTAGCCTCGAATAGGAAAAATCAACTAATGATAAAGATTCCAGCGGGGAAAGAGATTCTGCTGTTCTTACTACTATATTACTCATAGGGTATTATTGTCTTCACCAGGTGAATATATCTTAATTCCCTTTTCATCGTATTCATTGCCAAGCTGATCTATCGTATGACCATTGTGCTTATTGAGATAGCTGCCTTCCCCAATAGGGATCCAGCCTGTTGTCCCCAACTCCATAAAGTCGTCTTCATTGTATGGCCACATCTTGATCTCCCACTCTTACTTCGCACTCAGCGAATTTTTCTATATTTAAATAGTAATTCAAAACAAGATATAAGTCCTCAAGTTCTTTTTTGCTTGCATAAATGCCAGCTATACCACATTTGATAAAAAACTTATCCTCGTACTGATGTACACCTTCGGCATATTCGTATATGCTGACGTTATTTCTTGTAATTTTTCCTGTATTTTGCATGATTAATCCTCTGTTATTGCTATTGGGTTGAAGGTTGGGTCGTCCATTTTTTCTCTCATGTCTTTGACATAGGAGTCCCAATCTCTTTCATCTTCTGATTTCTTTTCATATTTAACTTCACCTTTAAATGGATTGGTTTTAAATCTGGTCACGAGCAGCTTGCCCTGCTTGGTTCTCCATCTTAGGACGCCGTTTTTACAGTCACAATAATCATCCGGATCAGGGTCTATGATTAACTTTGGGTCATATCTGCCACTGCATCCAGCACACTTGCTGTATCTTCCTCTGTCCTGGCATCTGTTGCATGATGAACAGAACTTCCAACAGTCATTTGTAACTGGGTTTTTTATAACGATTCTTTGTGTCATTTTATTCCTATTTTAAATTTAAGATTGATTGTAAATCTTTTTCTATTTTTAAAGATGTGGTTTTGTTAAACCTAAATGTATATTCTTTGTTGCCATCTATCATTTCTAGGAAAACCGTAGACGCTCCATTTGAATTATTAATTATATCATATATAGATTTGATAGTCTCATTAGAAACCAGTGAATTAGCTTTTAAGATTATCGGTTTACTACCCGTAAATATAGCGTTATCTATTTTCTCACAGGAATTAAATATTAACTTAGGAGTAGCATTCTCCTCGTCACCATCCTTGGTTACCGAGCCAGAAAAAATAAAGATATCTCCATCAGAAAAATAGCTATCTACTATAGACTTAGCTTCTCTTGGGAAGATAATTATCTCTATAGCCGAAGTAAGATCCTCTACCTCAAGCTTGAACATCTTTGCACCCTTTTTGGTTATCATCTTCTTTGTAGATGTTATGATGCCACCTATTTTGACTTTAGTTCCAGGGTTACATTCAGCTAATTCAAATATTTCTTTATCTACTTTAGGCTTAATAATTTCCCAAATTCCCTCAATAGGATGTTTAGATACGTAAATCCCTAATTCTAGTTTTTCTTTCTCCAGAATTTCCAACTCACGTCTTCTATTCATTTCTACTTCTTCTGTGAGTTCGATTAAATCATCAAAGCCACCAGCTGCAGCCAAGTGTTCAATCGTTGACTTTTTCAATATAGTTGGATCACATCTTCTAAAGAAGTCATGCATAGAAGTGTACGGTTTATCCACATCTCTTGAGCCAATGATTGCATCAGCTATAGAAGGACCTATTCCATTAACCGCAGAGAGTCCAAATAGAATTTGGTCATCTCCGATAACTTCAAAGTCATGCATTGAATTGTTAATTGATGGTGGAAGTACTTTCAATGAAGATTTTCTACATTCTGATAGATATAAAGAAGACTTTTCTTTATTGCCGGCGACAGAAGTTAGTAAAGCAGCCATGTACTGAGCGGTGTAGTGCGTCTTTAAATAGGCAGTCATGTAGCTAACCATTGCGTAGCTTGCAGCATGAGCTCGGTTGAATCCATAGCCTCCAAAGTATTCTATATCTGAGAAAATTTTATTAGCTTTCTCTTCAGTTATATCTACGTTAGATAAACAACCTTCTACGAAGTTCTTTCTTATTTTAGGAATCTTATCCATCTGTTTCTTACCAATAACCTTACGCAAGTCATCAGCTTCAGGAACAGTAAAGCCAGCAAGATCCTTAGCAACCGCTAGTACATCTTCCTGATACAGCATAATTCCCAATGAATCCTCTAGAGCGTCTTTCATTTTAGGATGCTCATAGTCAATTGGGATACGCCCATGCTTACGATTTATGTAAAGCTTATCCATTCCTGAGCCCATTGGTCCTGGTCTGTAGAGCGAGATCAAAGCCATAATTTCTTTGATAGTTTGTGGCTGAAGCTGAACCATTAACTGTCTCATCCCAGAAGACTCAAGCTGGAAAACTCCAATAGCATTACCTTTACAAAGTTCATCAAATGTCTTTTGATCATCTAACGGTATGTGGTCTAGATCTATGTCGATATCAAGATTCTTTTTAACTAAACTAATACATTGGTCTATAACACCAAGGTTTCTTAATCCCAAGAAGTCAATCTTAAGTAGCCCGCACTGTTCCACTCTACCCATGTCCCATTGGGTGATGATCGGATTGCCTGCACCCTTTTTCATGATAGGAAGATAGTCAGTAAGTGGTCCTCTTGATATAACTATGCCAGCAGCGTGGACTCCCGTTTGTCTAACAAGTCCCTCTAATCCAAACGCAGTGTCTACTATTTTTTTGCTATCTTCATTTGAATCATATTCAGATTTGAATTCACTAACCTGCATGCATTCATTCAAGCTCTTTGCTATTCCTAGGACCGGTGGAGGCACCAGCTTAGATACCTTGTCTCCAGCAGTGAAGTCATATCCAAGAGCTCTTGCAGCGTCTCTTATCGACTGCTTGGCTCCTGCTTTGTTGAACGTACAAATATGGGCAACTCTGTCATCACCATATTTGGTTCTAGCATAGTCGATAACTTTATCTCTATATCTATCGTCAAAGTCTAAGTCGATGTCGGGCATAGACTTTCTTCCCTCAACCAAAAATCTTTCAAACATCAGACCAAACTTAAGTGGATCTAAGTTAGTGATTCCCAAAGCATAGGAAAGGATACTGCCAGCTGCTGATCCTCTGCCCCATCCAACCCTAATGCCATTTTCCTTAGACCAGTTAACTAGATCGGATACTACGAGAAAGTATTCAGGGAAACCCATTTCTTTAACTACTCTAAATTCATAGGTAGCTCTATCTACAACTTCTACTGGAAGTGGATCTCCATACTTTTTCTTTAATCCAGCCCAAGCTAAATCTTCTAAGTGTCCATTAACTTCTTTCCCACTTGGTATTGGGAAATCAGGAAAGTAAAGTTCTCCAAATTTTAGATTAACATCTATCATGTCGTGAACATGCATTGTGTTCTCTAGCCACTCTTCAGAGAATATCTTAGCCATTTGTTCATAGCTATGCAGATACCAGTGATCTCCGGAGAAAGAAAATCTATCGGGAGTATGTATGTTGCTGTTAGTGGCAACACAAAGCATTATATCATGCGAATTTGCTTCTGACTGATTTACATAGTGGCAGTCACCGGTAGGGATTACCATAGCTCCTATTTTTTTAGCTATGTCTATTAATTCGGCAGAAATCTTTCTTTGTTCACCCAAGCCATGGTCTTGTATCTCGATAAAATAATTGTCTTTGCCAACAATATCTTGCATCTTTTTCGCTGAAGCCAAAGCAAAGTCGTAATCATTTCTTAGCAAAGCTTGGCTTACTTCACTATTCAAGCATCCCGATAAAACTATAATTCCATCTGAGTATTGAGAGATAAGCTCATGATCTAATCTTGGTTTAACATAGAAACCATCAGTGTATGATTGGGAAGACATTTTAATAATGTTATGATAACCAACATTATTCTTAGCTAATATAGTTATATGGTACGGCCCTCTTTGTTCCCATTCACTCTTTGCTTTACCAGCTCTTTCCTCTTCGTCTCTATCCCATCTTGTTTTTCTTGCCTGGTAAAACTCAGAACCCAAAATTGGTTTAACGCCCAAGGCTGTGCCAGCATCGTAAAAGTCCAACCAAGAGTGGATATTGCCATGGTCAGTGGTGGCTAAACCCACCATGCCAAGATCCTTAGCTCTGGTTAAATAGGCGTCTACCCCACCGTGTCCATCCAACATAGAATAAACCGTGTGGTTATGTAGATTTGTCCAATTCTTCAATTTACAATCCTCTGCTTCTGTCGCTGCCGTCTATTGCACTATTTCTAGTTTCTCTGTAAGTAATTATAACTACTCCACCGCAATATTTGCAGGGTACGTTTTTACCTTCTTGAGCAAAAGGGCTATTCATCATGTACTGGTCAGGTTGATCTGAGTGGCATTCGCTGCATACTCCGATAACGTCATCTGTATTATTCACCATCTGTTGTTCCTCCTTTCTTTTCATTAGTGTAAGCAAATCTTATTGGGGATGGAGAAATCTTCTCACTAGTCTCCATAAATGTTTCTCCGATTTTAACCCATTTGTTCTTTTGTTCCAATGAGCAATCCCCGCATCCAACTCCTGCAGAATTAGCTCGGTCGCAAGTATAGGGTCTACCCCCAATGCCAGCTTCTCTTCTTTTTATCCAGTCATTAATATGTGCTGAAGATCTACCCGGGCTATAATCATCACAATTACTAAGTATCTCATGAAGGTACTGTATTGAATCATCTGTGTACGTTAAGATTGAACAAAGGAATAGTCTAGACTCATGGTCAAGATGCTTATTCTCTTTAGCTTCTTTTTCTATTCTTTTAATCGCACTGCAACTATCTAGCAGTCTAACTTTGTTGAATACTTTTTCCCCATCACCAAAGGATGTGACTCTCTTGGAGCCATGTTCGTTAAAATAAGCTAATGGATCTTTTGGCCTATTCTTTTCTACTTGCATTTGAATAGAATAGTCCGTATACCAATCGCAAGCTTTCAGATCTCGTTCTTGTTCCGGGATAGAATAGTCCTGTGGTTCAGAACAGTACTTGACAATATCTTCTAGAGAAGAAAATAAAATATCATTATTCAATTTAGTCTTATACAACTTAGTCTCTTGATGCATCGAGCCGGGCAATCTCCACATTCTTCTTAAGTCATAGACGCTAAAGTCTAAAGAAGTTAATTGTAATTTTTTAGATAAGTCATTAGCTATAAATCTGAACACGCTATGTAAGTCATTGCTGTTTGGGATTCCAAGAGCTAATGCTTCACACTCTATATGAAAGCCCTTTTTGCCAGTGTAATATACTATTAATGATTCTTCAGGGATGTAACTAGATAGATAAGAATAGAGTCTTTTGCATTCTTCTAAAGAAATATTAACATCTTTGTTATCTATATCAAAATAGAGTGAACCCATTCTGGTCGCAAGATCTATATCCTTGGAGTTATAGTGCCACACTGAAGTATATAATCCAAGATTATTATATTTTTCCCTAAAGGCATCTAACCTATCTATATCTACTAAGACAGGATCATCTTCCTTTTTTATTCGTATAATCCTATTTAAAGATGGCACATACTTAGCCAGCTCGACATATCGCCAAGCTGATGTGTACCTAGTATTGTCTAAAGATATTCTCATTTTATATTTAGACTTCCAGATTTATCACTATAATTATAGAGAATCTTTTTAGCATAGTCTTCCATGTCTTCTGAGTAGGTTCTGTAGTATACCGATTCAGCTATAAAATATTCTAGATTGTTTAATATAAAGTATCTTTTAGAGATTCTTTCTTCACTGTCTATCAACTAAAACTTCCAACGTTCTTCTATTATAGTATCTCCATCAGCTATATAGTGTATCTTTGAAGCAAGGTTGTCTGCAAGGTGTACTATCACTTCCATATACGTGATCGGTATGGTCTCTGGTACCGGTGACCAAGGCCCAAGGTGGCATCTTACTAGCCTAAGGATAGATTGTACGGTCTCTTCATCTACAAATAGGGTTGAGGATTGAGATTCCCCTGCGTATTTTTTGTCATGAGCTTGACACTTCTCTATAAAATGACCAACTGTATATGGGTGCAGTGGGTCATAGACGAAAGATTTATCATCATCCCTAGATGTAGTTCCCTTAGTTACATCATGGAGAAGGCATGCTGCATAGACCAAATCTCTCTCCTCTGCATTGAGCGAATAGGAATCACCGATAACTTTTGCTGCCCTAACTACTCTTTTTGTATGCAGAGCGTTTCCACCCTTGTTGTGCTCATCGGGTGGATGGAATCTTCCAGAAAAACTAGATGGTATTTCCCAAAAAGAATTTGATCTAATCAAAATAGATTTCACAAAACTTTTTATTCCGTCATTAATTATTAGATCAATTTCTTCCCATAAAGGCTTTAAGATTATAGCCTCTTCTTCAATTGATATAGAATCTTTTTCTTTATTTAATATATCATCAAGTATCGATTTGTTAACCAAAATAGACGCCTTTCCTTAAGACTAATAGTATATCAGCTAGGTGGAGCTTCTACGCCATCCCAAGCTTTCCATTTTGAACAAGGTGTATCAAATGGGCATTTCTTACAGTAGATTGTCTGGCCTCTTCTTGGAACAAAAATTTCTGTTTCATTGATGGTATTAGCCCAATACTTTAAAGAGTTAGAGTCTTCTTTGTCTATTTGAAAATCGGTAAACTTTTGATTAGTAGCCAATAGATCATAGTATCCAAAATGAGCTTGATTTATTTTGGCCCCAAACTTGTGCTTAAAAGCTTCGTGTAGAACAGAAAAGTCAACTTGATATGTATCAGCATGAGAGCTTCTAAAATTAAAAACCCATTTGTAAACATAGTACTGATTGTCTTTAGCTAAGATTAAGTCAAAGTTTCCATCTACTTTTGTTGAATCTCCCAGCGGTATTATGAATGGTTGGTCTATTGATATTGGGATAGAATCATCTTGTGAGTATATATTGTAAAAACTAAGAAGAGTAG